TGCATATTCAAAACCTTCTGGCAGTTTGTTCTTTTTTTGTAAGATAGAATCGATGGAAATGCCAGAAAATTTTTCTCCAACCAAAGTATCAGGACCTACATTTAGAAGCATCATAATATGTGGATAGAGAGAAGTCAAGTCCATACTCACGACATAATCATAAGATCCAGGAATCGGCTCTTTCACAAAAGCACCAACAAATTTGTCTGACTTTTCTTTTGCTTCTCTCTTTAGTGGAATGACAATATTTTTGCAACGAAGGTAGTTATAAATGATAGTATCCCACATTCGGACTTGATAAAATACATCATCGAAATTTGTTTTTGCATCATAAGCAAGCATAATTGCCAATTCTACTAGATGAAGCTTATCCTCAAGTTTATTGACGAGTTCTGTGTCAATAACATTATACTCTACGAAAGTATCCCAATCACTATCATAAAATTCTTTGAATGTTTCATATTGACTATGGTCAAGTTTATTCCGACCCAGTTCGTTGAATGCAATAGTATCTAGTCTATAGTTTTCTGGCTTCTTGAATGAATACTTTTTGTATAGATCAAACATATCTACAATAGATACGCCAAAAATATCATAAACAGTTTGCTTTTCTCCAATCCTAACTTCAACTTGTTTATCTGATATCCAATTATAAGGAGAAAGTCTTTTTGTTTCTTTTTCTCCAATCACACGATACATTCTTCCAATAATATATGGGAAGTCATAGTAGAGACAGTTCCACCCGGTGACAATTTCTGGTGTATTATTCTGCCAATACTCCAGAAAAGAATAGATCAGTGCAGTTTCATCTTTACAATAGAAGTATTTGTGATTTTCGAGCTTCTTCCCAAAAGGTTTTGTTCCCCAAGTATAAATCTTTTTTGAAGCATAATCTTGGATAGTAATCAATAAGATTTCTTCATCACAAGTCTTTGGATCTGGAAATCCATTCTCAGAAGAAACCTCAATATCAATAGCCCAAATAGAAATCTTTGAGATATCATAGTCAATGGTTTCTTCTGGATAATTGTCCGAAATATACTGATAGATGGCAGTCTCATTCCCATAGATAGAAAATCCTTCTACATCTTTATACTGATCAATATATTGTCTAGATTCTTTGATTGTTCCAGGTTGTATTGGCTTTACATATTTTCCATCTAATGTTTTATATTCGGTTTTTACATTAGAAGAAACATAAAATGTTGGATGGTACTCTACCGCTTGAGTGAATTTTTCTCCATTTTCATATCCACGAACATAAATTTTGTTTCCAAGTTGTTTGACATTAGTGTACCAACGCATTATTTCTTAATAAGAGACTTGTACTTTGTTAGGATTGATTGCTTTGGTTCCGTAATAGTGAGTATCTTATCGGAACTAATGAGAAAAATATTTTGTTCTGCCACTTCCATCAACCAAGGTTTTAGAGAAATTGATTCGACCAACTTATCAATTACTATAAGAAAAGGATTGATTAATTTACAATTTGGCTCCCCAATGTCTGCTACTACTTCCTCAACCACTGATACCAACTTTTGGCCGTTCTCCAAAACTAGCAGTTTAATTTCTTCTTCCATAAGACCTCATGCACTCAGACCATCATAGCACAAAAAAAGAGGGGAGTCAACTGGATTTTGCCAGTTCTCCCCTGTGCGCCGACGATATTTAATAGGCAATATTATTTAGAACCAAACTTTTTTCTTCTGGTGCTCTGGAATGATTTTTGTCAATCTCACACACAAGATGCCATCCTCAAAAGTTACTTCCTTCACTTCGACATCATCAGATATTGTCCAAGTTCTGGTAAATGCTCTTTGTGCCAAACCATGATGGATATATTCTTTTCCAGAGTCTACTTCTTTTTCTCCGTCAACGAATAGTTTATTGTTTTCTGTGTAAACTGTAATTTGATTTTTCTTGAATCCGGCAAGAGCAACTTCAAGTCTAAATTCTGTATTGCTTTCTTTAATGACATTGTAAGGGGGATAATTGGAGTCTGTTTGATGAAGTGCTCCAAATCTATTAAACCACTCATCCATCCCAATAGAATACTTATCAATATCGCTTAGAAACTTTTCGATATTGCCAGTATTGTACCTAACCAATGTGTTCATGTGTTTTCTCCTTTTTAAGCAAGTAATAATGACACTAGACCCGAAGCATCCAGTATCATTATTATATATCATCTAAAAGAAAAAAACAAAGTTCGGAATTCAATACTCTATTGTTCGGATTCTACTCTCTTCTTGGAGCCAATGGAATACTTAGCCTCTAAAATCCATTCTTCCTTTTCTTTATAAGGAAGAACCTTGATTTGATTTAGTGGGGCGATGTCAGAAACTTTATCTGGATCAACTACGGTAACCAAACCCCAGTCAGAAAGGAGTTTAATAATACGATTCCTCCGCTGAACATCATTGACAGTCAAATTAGCGTGTTTGCCATCGAGCGCAAAAAGTTCTTTAAAGCTCACTAGATAATATTTGCCCTGCTTGTGTAGAATATGAACTGATTGATATAGCTTTTTTTCTTTCCGAGAAGCAACTCCAATTCTTGTCAAAGTCTCTCGTACTTTGAGGAAATCATCAGGCTCAGATAAGGTTATCTCAACCATCATATCAGGTGTCCAAT